TTTAAGTAAAGAAGTGGAGAGTGTTATGACTAATGAGAGTTGGTTTGATGTCCCTATTGTGGCGCAAGCCGAAGGGCCGTATAAAAATTGGGGGGAGAAGTATGAAAATGTTTGACAGGCTACCGTCAGATTCTGAAATACTGGTGTCGTTAGATGTTGGTAAAGTTACTGGAGCTGCTGTTTGGATTCATAGTTTGCCTACGGAAATAACGACTTCGGAAATTCCTAGTCGATATGAGGTTAGGGATTTTGTTAAGGGCATATATGAAAGTGACTACAAGATGTCAATAGCGTGTGAGAATTTTGTTATCTCTCAGCGCACGATTAAGACAGCCCAAGATCACAATGCTTTACGGCTAATAGGCTGGTTAGATTTGTGGTGTGAGGAGAATGGTGTGTCATTTACATTGCGTAATGCGGCGGCAGCTAAGTCTTTTGCGACAGACGATAAGCTCAAAGCGCTACACTGGTACGCTGCTACTAAGGACGGCCACGCTAATGACGCTGTTCGTCATGCTTTGATTGAGATACGGGCATCGTACCCTGAGATTTTTAATACCCAGTTGCTGCCTTCGATAGCTAAAGCGATTCTTAAATGATACGGCTTCAGGTCGCAGGCGACAAGATGGTGATAGACGCACAGCCGCATGACCGGCACATACTGAAAGCGGTTACTGGCACACGGTACATGAAGAGTCGTAATGTTTGGGAAGCTCCGGTGTCGTTGGTTCAGTTCGCAGCTATACGTGGCATGGCGGGTACGAACTTATCGGTAGCTGATAGTGCGACAAGGGCCGAGAAACGGTTAGAGATGTTAGCTAATAAGCAGGAGGAGGCGAGGAAAGATCATAGCTTGATTGAACTGGAACCTAATTTGTACCCGTTTCAGAATGCTGGCGTAAGATTTCTTGGCAAAGGCAAACAGGTTTTGTTAGCTGATGAGATGGGAACTGGAAAGACTGTCCAAGCTCTTGTCACAATTAGATTACTTAACGCCTTCCCCTTGCTGGTAGTGTGCACTAACTCTATGAAGCACAAGTGGGCTGAAGAAATAGAGAAGTGGACAAACGCTACCCCTGTGGTGGTGGGTGGCACAGCCGCCCAGAGGAAGAAAGCTATAGCCAGCACACAAGATATTGTCGGGGACTATGCGGTTATTATTAACTATGAATCTTTACGTCTGCATTCTAAGATGGCACCGTTCGGTAACACAGTTTTATCTGAGAAGGAATCCTCGCTTAAAGAATTGAATTATATTAACTGGGCAACTGTGATAGCTGACGAGGTGCATCGTGCTAAGGAACCTAAGGCCAAGCAAACACGTGCTTTGTGGGGTGTGAGTGCTGATGTTAAGTACAGATTTGGTTTGACCGGCACACCTATAATGAATAATCCTGACGATTTGTGGTCAATTATGAGGTTTGTTTGCCCTGAAGAGTGGTCTTCTAGGTCACGGTTTAGAAGTAGATATTGTAATGTGCAGGCTGGCTGGCATGGAGGGCTTGAGAATCGTGGCTTGTTGTCCAACCGGATAAAAGAACTTGATAAATTTTTACAGCCTCGTATGATTAGGCGCACTAAGAAAGAGGTGCTGCCTCAACTCCCTGAAAAAACACACACTGTGTTGCGTGTGCCTATGACAGATAAGCAAAGCAAGGCGTATCGGGACATGCTTAATCATATGATGGCAGAAGTAGACGGGGGGTTTCTGGTTTCATCCGACCCGCTATCATCGTTAGGCCGGTTAAGGTATCTTGCTTCTGCTTTTGCTGAAGTAGAGGACGGGCAAGTAGTAGCGTTGAAAGCCCCAAGCAATAAGCTAATAGCCATTGAAGGGATTTTAGAAGAAGGCGGCACACCTATTGTAGTGTACGCAGAAAGCAGAAAGCTAATAGAATTTCTTGACTCCGAATTGTCAAAGTCTTACAAGACAGGTTTGATTACGGGCAAACAATCTTCTCAAGAAAGAAATACTAATATCGAGTTGTTTCAAGACGGAGGGCTAGATATAATTTTAGCTACTACAGGAGCGGGTGCGGAAGGAATTACGTTGACTAAAGCTAGTCGTTTAGTTGTGGCACAAGAAAGCTGGAGCAACACAGCGAACAAGCAAGCCCATGACCGCATACATCGTATCGGGCAGGAAAATAAAGTAGAGATCATTACCCTTATAGCCATAGCAACCATAGATGAGACGGTTCACATGGTGTGCGGGGAGAAAGAAATACAATTACAAAGATTAGTGCGTGATCCAGAATGGTTTAAACGTGCAATGGTAGGTGACGTATGAATATAAAGCCAATAGCTCACGGGACATGGCAAGGGTACAAGCAAGAGCTGTACCGAAACATGTCTACATGCTCCGCTTGTAGGGAAGCGTGGAAAACATATTGTTATGGAAGGAAAGAAAGAGATGAACGAAATAATAATTCGACAGTCAGCAATTAAAAGATGGCTTCGTTGCCGGAGAGCAGCGTACTGGCAGTACACTGAAAACTGGACAAAGCCTACGGAGGACAAGGACGTGCGTGGTTTAGGTACGCATTTTCATGGGCTTCTAGCTGAGTACTATGGTGGGGGCAAGTCACCTGAGCTAGACCACAAGTTCAACCCTGATGATGTGGCCACTTCGCAAATAATGTATGACACCTACGTGTCAGAGATGGAAGAAGAAGGTCTAGATGTAGGGCAAGAGACAGTATCCGTAGAGCAGCGATTGTTCTCTGCCCCTATTGGCATAACAGCAGACACGTTCTATCGGGTGTCTTGTCAAGTAGATCAGGTATACAAAGACACAGGGCTTTACGGGTCACCTCTTATAGGGAGAGATCATAAAACTTCTGCAGCTTTCTTTAACACAGCAGAAAATGATTTTCAATTAATGACCTACGCTATGGTGCTGCACGACAACGAGTACTTTGTTGACTACATGGAGCACAACATAGTTAAACGTAACAAACGAACAGGCAGAGCTAAGCCGCCGTACACACAACGTAATAGAATACGGGTAACAAAAGAAGCAATGGAAGAGTGGCGCAAGTATATTAAGGTGATACTCACAGAGCATTTGCTAGCGCACACGATTGCTAAAGATGTTAGCGACAAGTACCTGTATCCCACCCCTGATAATACTTGTTCGTGGGGTTGTGATTTTGTAGACGTATGTAGTATGGTGGAGCAAGGCGAGGATTACACCGCCGTACTTGAAACCGAGTACCAAATAAGAGAGGAAGAACCTCATGGCAATTAAGAAAGATTACCGCCGTATAAGCATGTTTATACACGGCTGGTGGGGAGCAGGAAAGTCTTGGCTATCAGCCACAGCTCCAGCACCACGCTTAGTGTTAGACACTGAAGGTGGTTACCATGACACAGAAGGTAAACACATCTTGTGGAACCCACGAGATCCGCTGCCACAAGAACTTGACAGAGAAACGTCAGTTATTGTAGACGTGCACGAGTGGTCAGTAGTCGAAGACGTGATGAATATTCTAAGATCAGGCGATCATCCGTTTGAAACTATTATTATTGATAGCGTACATGAGCTACAAGATCAGCTAAAGAGAGTAGTGGCCAGCCCTGATGGGCAGTATGACCCCAACGCTGTGTTTCAGCACCAAGCATGGGGCAGACTAAAGAACAACATGGGGCTACTGTTCCGTGAACTTAGAGACTTTACTCGCCCAACGTCAGCGAAACGTGTTAACGTTGTGCTAGTCTGCGGAAGTGACGATGAACTTATACCACATAAGCCCCTACTAGAAGGTGGCTCACGTAAAGTGGTGACAGGGTTCTATGATATAGTAGGGTACCTACGAACAGCTAGGGACGAGAAGCAGCAGGAAGTACGTGTGTTGCAGATTACTCCTAACGCCTCAGCAGTAGCTAAGTGCAGGCTGCATAATTTACAGGTTACTTACGGGTCGGAGATAGTTAACCCAGATATTCGTAAAATGATTACAGTAGTTAACAAGCCTAAGGAGGCACAGGATGAATAAGACTGAGGACGAAATATCAATAGTACAGGGAGAAGAACTAGCTAAACTGCTAGAGGACGCTCCCGTTATGGTACCTGCCATAATGGTTGGTGCGTATGTAGGTAAGGGACCGAATGAGAACTTTCCACAGTTAGGAGAGGTCTGCACATTAGAGGCTATACTACAAGTCAAAGGTGTTGGCTTAGCAGTAATGCCGTTTGTATTAGATTTAGCACTAGCGGAATCGCTGGGCCTAAAAGAAAACCCAACCATAGAGGAAGGAAAATAATGGGAATATCATTAAGAGACCTGCATGAGCAGGCACAAAAAGAAGGGCTTTCCGATTTCAGCGGAGAACGCTGGGAGCCTAAAGAAGGAGAGACCTATAACATTACGGCTAGCATGGTGCGTAGTAGTTTAACGAGGAGCGACCTACCTAGATGGGGAGTTATGTTCCGTGTAGTTGACGGCGCTGATGAGGGCAAAACCTTTTGGGATAACTGGAATCTAACGAACCAGTACCCGAAGATAGATGCAAAGACATTTCACTATCTAGATTTAATTGGTTTAAGTATTGATGTTCTAGACCAAGATGACCTATCTGACGAGCAACTGTCAGAAATAGTTGTGCAACATCGTGCTGTTGTTAAAGTAAAAGCCAATTACAAACAGGACAAGAATGACTCTGCTAAGCTCTGGCCAGACCACAGGTACGAAGCAAGCGAAAGCGGCAATAAAGTTGTTTCTTCTACTGATGCTCCTGTTATTGAAGATGATTTTAATTTTTAATTCGTATGGAGCTACCTGATTTACGGCATAGGTTATCGATACCTTATGTCATGGAGCAATACGGGCAGCACCCTGTAGAGAAAACAGAGTCCCGATTAAAATACCACAACCCTTTTAGAGTTGACAATAACCCGTCACTTGATGTCTGGTATGACAAAGAAAAAGGTTGGCGGTGGGGCGACTTTGCGGAAGGTACGCAAGGCAGCAGTATTGATTTAGTAAAACGATTTGACACGCTTTCAGATAGAGAAGCAATAGACAAGTCTTATGAACTATTACTAAAGCAGCGTGCTGAGCGCTACGAAGGCCCAGTATTATCAGAAGTCAAAAAGGAATTTGACTACCAATCAGCTAAAGACAGATTAAACAGGGGGCGTGCTAACGCTGTAAATGCAGTAAACAAAATGCTATGGCGTATGATGTCCACGCACCCTGCTGTTGCCCACCTTAACGCTGAAGAATTAGTTAGGGAATGGCGACTATCTTCTGATGGAGATGATGTTCTTATACCGTACATGGACCACGAAGGTGTGGTAGGGTATAAAATTCGCAAGGCAGATGGCACCAAGCTAAACGCTAAAGGTGCTAGTCTTGTATTATACGGTTTGTGGAAACTAAAGAGTGAGGCCACAAACTTAGACCAGTCAGTGATTCTCTGCGAAGGGGAAACGGATTGTTGGGCTGCTCAGGCGCACCTGCCCTCCTTCCAAATAATTGGTGTGGCCGGAGTAGGGCACCAACCCGAAAAACTCGGCGCAGAGGCACTGGCTGGTCGTACAGTTTACTTAGCATTTGATGGTGACGAAGCAGGACGAGGCGCTTTAAGTAAGTGGAATCGGTATCTTAGCGTTCTAGGGTGTAAAGTTTTTAACATACCTATGCCGGATGGCGCTGACATAGCAAGTATGACACCGGAAGAAGTAGCTTCTTTGCCTTCAAGAGCAGTCGTACAGATGCCAGCTCCAGAAGGATTTAGGCGTGACGGTTCTAGGTACGTTAAGACACGGGGAGAAAATGACACTCCTGTGTCAAATTGGAGTTTGCTTTTAGATAAACGTTTAGTGGGGGACAATGGGGAGGAGGCATTTGAAGGTGTGCTCCTACCCACGTCAAAGAGAGTGGTGATACCAGCGGAGTCGCTGGTGTCACGCTCTACTTTAGTCCGCTGGTGCATAGCTAATCAGGTAGCGTGGACAGGGAACGCCCAAGATCACGACAAGCTGCTTCAATCACTACAACACGAAAGTTTCTTAGTGCCCGCAGGACGTATGACTAGCAGGGTAGGTTACCATGACGGCGATATAGTGTGGCATGACGGACATATAGGTACAGATTCGTGGACTTACGTGCCTCCTGTTAATGACATTGACGTGGCTTCAATGCTTAGCGTAAAGCAATCACCTGTAAATGCAGCTTCAGTTGTTTACGGTTTATTAGAAATGTACGATTCTAGTATAATGACCCCGTTTCTAGCATGGCTGTCGCTAACTTCCATACGCCCATTGTTTAAACAGTTCCCTTCTTTAGTAGTTTCAGGCGCTTCAGGCACAGGGAAGACTACATTAGTAGAGAAAACTTTAGAAGCGTTTTGTGGCAGCAGGTTAAACGCAACACTGACTAACACGACAGCCCATGCAGTAGCTAGTTTCTTTGGGGCTAGTAATGCTTTCCCTGTTTGGTTCGATGAATACCGTTTTGGTGCAAGGCAAGACGCAAAGCAGCAACTAGATCAAATGCTTAGAGATGCCTACACTGGGCAGAAAAGCCAGAAGGGTGGGGCGTTTGAGAACAGGCAACGACTTATGGCGTATTCAAGTGACGTGCCAGTAGTTGTGTCAGGAGAGGACAGCGTAATAGAGACAAGCCTAACTGATAGATCTGTACTGTTGAGACTAACCAAAGGCGGCAAAGGAAAACTTGACACAATAATGTCAATAAATACTGAAGGGTTTGCTCACGAATACCTGACATGGGTAGCCTCATCTAAGCACAACCCCACAGTTGTGCCGTACGGGAGCGCTGTACTTAACGATAGGCAACGCTATAACCTAGGGTTCTTAAATCTGGGTTGGGGGTATCTGGAAGATTTCCTACACGACATAAGCCCACAGCTAGAGATGCCTAGTCTGGACCTTAGCTTAGTAGCAGCTAAAGCAGCCACAGCAGCAGACGAAAACCCTATAATGGACGCTGTGCTGTGGGCACTAGAATCAGGGTCAGGCTGCGTATGGCAAGACGACGACAATAATATTTGCATATCTGCGGATTCCTTATTAATAGAAGTACGTAAAGCTGGCACATTTACTTTGCCGGTCACTAACACACGTGGCCTTAAAGACTACCTTATTGACGTTTACGACGCTGTTGAAAAACGTAGACGATTTGCTGGCAAACAAGTACGTGTATTAGAACTATCGTATGATACACTAGATACGTGAGCAGATTAAAAAACTTTATCAACCGCTTTTCTTGGGATGCAAGAGCCGCAAAGAGAGCGTACAACCTTCCCGTATACCCTGTCAAAGAAGTATACATACACCATTCAGTTACTGGATCTAGTAAAGAAGAAAGCACATGGCGAAACATACAGACGTACCACATGGTGCAGCGTAACTGGACAGACATAGCTTACAATTTTGGGGTTGGACAGTCGGGAAAAATTCTAGAAGGAAGAGGTTGGAGACGACAAGGCGGTGCTACAGGAGCTAAGAAAGACCGCCACTCCCTAAGTATTTGTGCAATAGGGAACTTTGAAAAAATTAAGCCGACACAGAAAATGCTTGACGCTATCGTACACTGGATACAAATAGGCATTGAACGTGGATCTATCGTGCCTGACGTTAAAATACTAGCTCACAAAGACGTACAGGCCACGCTCTGCTGTGGGAAGCATTTATATGCAAAGCTAGATTACATACGTGAATCATTAGCTACCCCAGAAAAAGAAACAAGTATTGACACTACACTGTCAAAATTAAACCAAGCACAAAAATTAATAAACCAAGCTATTGCAGAGTTAAAGGCATAGCATGGAAATGGAAGTCCTTGTTATCGTTATTGGTAGCATTATAGTGCCTTGGCTTTCATGGATTTCTAAACAACTATGGGATATTAGACAACACACTAGCGGCATAGTCGCCACGCAATTTGACCACGAACGACGCTTAGTAGAGTTAGAAGAAGTTTTACCGAGACAAATACCACGTTAGGTAGTCCATGACCGTAAAGACATTGTATCTTGACATAGAAACGTCACCTAATATTGGGTACACTTGGGGCAAATGGGACCAGAATGTAATTGAATTTATACAAGAGTGGCGGCTACTAGGCATGTGCTACATGTGGGAACACGAAACTAAAGTCAAAGACGTGTACCCTAAGAACGTGACCAAGTACGATTACCGAGACGATTATGAAATAGTGCACAAAGTGTGGAAATTATTAGACGAAGCAGAAGTCGTAATAGCCCACAACGGTGACAAGTTTGATTTAAGAAAGTTAAACGCTAGATTTGTGCAGCATAACATGGGAGCGCCGTCCCCGTATCTTACTATCGACACCCTTAAAATAGCTCGTTCAAATTTTTATTTCAACGCAAATAATCTAGATGCGTTAGCGGATCATCTTGGCCTTGGAAATAAAATTAAACATGAAGGCTTTTCTATGTGGCTAGGTTGTATGTCAGGAGATAGAAAGTCTTGGGCTAAAATGAAAAAATACAACCGGCAAGACGTGGTGCTGCTCCGTAATGTGTACCTTCGTCTACGCCCGTTTATGAGAAACCACCCAAATATGTTGACAGAAGACTGTCAAGATATAGCTTGTCCTGTTTGCGGTTCAGAAAAATTCCAGAAACGTGGAGTTAAACGTACTAAAGCTGGCATAGAGTACCAACAGTACCAGTGCTCTAACGGGCATTACTTCCGTTCTCGTAAACGTTCAAGTGTTTCAGGTCTAGTCGTTACCTAAAGACGCATACCTTTAAGAACCCCTTGGTCTGCTCCTGCATTTTCTAATGCTCCAACAACGGCA